CGGAGATTATGTCTCTGTCTGAATTGCGTCATGTTAACCATTTGCAATATCAAGCAACGTATTCAACTTTATATATGTTGCCGGATTTCAATCCAATGAGCGAAAGGTTTTTGCAATTTTCGATAGAGACTGATTTGAGCATATCTGCAGAGGCGTTGGTACAGTACTTATCCGTAAGTACGTTTTTGTTGTCAGCTCCAAGTGAGGTTACTGGTCATCGATTGGACACAATCGCTAAAACACTGCATACAACAAATGCTAACAAATATGATCCATTAATAAAGAAACAATTTACCACACAGGAAACAGTCTTAGCAGCTGATTTCCTGATGCTTTGGGAACGGCACAGGTTGAGGAATGTGCCTTTTCGCAAGGCCCAAACAGTTGTATAACTAGGTACTTTGGGTTTGGTTACAGGTATGGAGAATCTGTGCTTCCGAGATTGCCGGAGACCTCAGGCGCAGAAATTATCGATTTTCCTGATCGTTTACCTGTTATCAGACGCCCAGTTAAGGCTAGTTTGGGCCCAATAATTATTGGTGCTTCCCTCCCGCATCCAGATATGTCAGATAAGAAAACTTTGGAAGCTGGAGTGATAAAGCGGATGGCACCCGTCACACCTACGCCGGATAGAGCATGGTTGGAGGAATTAGGTGTGTTCTGTGAAGAATGGTTAGAAAAGCACTGTCAACCATTGAGTCCAGGAGAAGAACTGTCGTTCGAGACATGGATTGTTGAGAAAGAATATCCAGAATGGCGGAAAAAAGAGTTGAGGGAGGTCCATGAGCGTATGGTTAAACATATGTTGTTGGATCGATATAAGTTGGTTAAGCTTTTCATGAAAGATGAAGACTATGCTGATTTTAAGCATGGGAGGGGCATATATGCACGCTGTGATGAATTCAAGGTCTTGTTTGGGCCAATTGTCGCAGCTATTGAAAAACAGATTTATGCTCAACCCGAGTTTATAAAACATATACCAGTCAAAGATAGACCCAGTTATATAGATGAGATATTAGTAACTCAGGGCTTTAAAGGTGCTGGAGATTTCACGTCGTTTGAGTCTTCGTTCACGCCTTTAGTGATGCGGTATACAAATCAGGTACTTTTCAAGTATTTCATGAAACGAATCAACCACCCATTTTATAAAGACATTACTGATACGTTAGTAGGTCGGAATAAAGTTGTAAATAAATTCTTTTTGCTGTTTATTTTTGGAAAGCGTATGTCCGGTGAAATGGACACTTCAATGAGCAACGGTTTTGCTAATTTGATGGTTAATCTTTTCTTAGCTAAGAAGCTGCGGCTTGGTGAGATGCGAATTGTGGTTGAGGGGGATGATAGTCTTTCTACAACAGCCACTGGCAGATTTCCAAGCCCAGACGATTATGCAAAGTTGGGATTCACTGTTAAACTGGATTTACATACCTCCACTGCCGCAGCTTCTTTCTGCGGCATTGTTTATGATGAAGATGACAAGATTAATGTTACTGACCCAAGGGAAGTTCTAGCGCAATTCGGTTGGACGTCTAGACAGTATGCTCAAGCGGGTCGAAAGAAGTTGAATGTTCTACTGAGGTGCAAGGCATTGTCGTACTTGTACCAATATCCTGGTTGTCCAATAATCCAGGAATTGGCGTTGTTTGGTCTGCGCATGACCCGATCGGTAGATGTTAGGAAGCATATAACTGAAAATAGGAGCTATAACATGTGGGAGAGATCTAAAATGTTAGAAGCACATCGTTGGTGGAGGACATCCACCATGTTTGGCTACGATATCAACAAGGTTGCGCGTGTTGTTGGTATGAAGACTCGCATGTTGGTGGAAACTAAGTTTCATATATCAATACCAAAGCAGTTGGTAATTGAAGAAATGCTCAGGAGAAAATG